GACTACGAAGATGAAGATGAGGAAGACGAAGATAACCTTCAACCCTTCTGAGCACGGTTCAGGTACCACAGAGCTTTCTTAAGGGACTCATCTTGTCCTTTTATTCTTTCTCTCCAGGTATACTTCAAGGCATTACCCTTGCAGTAACCACGAAACTCTTCTGGTGTTAGCGCAGCCTGGATTGCATCAATACATTCAATTCCCCCTTGGTTGTAATGAGGGGGATGATTTACCATATCAATTACATGCCCCGACGCATCGCTGACAGTTTCTTTTCTTTCCCTGGTACTTGGCCCAGGTCCAGCAATACTGCACCCTTCGCCAGTGGCACAGCTCCTACTTCCATCCCCTCCTCCACACTCGGAATATAACCTGTAAGACCCGGTCGGCTGGTTTCCTGTTGCATGTTGGGTGGACATTGGTTTCCCTCTAGAGCAAGGTTTAAACGAGGGCGGCCTTCTTGCGTAGCCACCAGACCTCTATTGTACTGGTCATAAAGGGGAACGTCGTTCTCTTCGTTGTCTAATTCTGCACCAAAATCACATTCAGTCAGCTGACGACCCCCAACTTCATCAGGGTTAGGAATGCTACGGCGCATGAATTCACCTAAGAAATCATCAGCATTTATTGCGTTATGCATTTGTTTAAATCTTCTTCGATTACAATATTAACATGGGACGATTCTACGAGCCACGTAAGGATTCACCAAGAGGTTACATACCTGGTGGATATGATCCCACGGTGGATGCTGGTACATCTGTAAGTGATACATCTGACCTAAACCCTGGTGCAAGTTATAACGTTGATACACGTCACCTAGATACAGAAGAGCAAAAGACAGCGGGCCCAGCTGATACCAGAAATCAAAGGCAAGAAGAACGCGTACAAAAGTTTATGGCAGCAGCAAAGTCCGCTGGTAAGTTCAAGCAAAGTGCTGCTCTCCGTGAACCAACTAGTGCGGATCAAGGAGAGGTATTTTCACCCGTAGGTAGTACGCAGTATTCAGCTAAGCCTAAACGTACGTACGGCCTACCCTTCGTCTAAGTAATTACTATAGTCTTGCATCTCTAGGGCATCTTGCAAGTGGGTGAATATTTCTTGAATTGTATTCAAGACCCACTGCACATTCTTAGTGCGACACCGGCTAAGAGCTGAACGTAATGCGTCATTCTCCTGGTGCACCACAGCATCAGTAATGATTTGTAATATTTCCAACCGTTGGTCTACATCTGCAGGATCAAGTTTCATACTCGGCACGTGACAATTTCCTTAGGCTGATCCTGGTACTTACCATTGCGATCTTCGTAGGTTGTGCCACAGGGATTTCCCTTGAAGAACATCAGTTGAATGATGCCTTCATTGGCATAGATACGGTTAAACAATGGTGTGGCATTACTAATCTCAAGGGTCAGATGGCCTTCCCACCGGGCTTCTGCTGGTGTGATATTTGTAATAATTCCTGATCGGGCATATGTGCTTTTTCCCATTGCAATAACAGTTACATCCTCCGGAAGCGAGATGCGTTCTTCTGCTACCGCTAGGCAATATCCATAGGGAGGAATGAGGAAATACTCTCCGCGTTCATCTTTGAGTAGTTCAGTGGGTCGCAAGATTTCTTGATTGAAATTCTTAGGGTCAGTTTCACCTACATCAATACGACCAAAGACAAGGCACTGCATAGGTGACAGCCTGATGTCATACCCATAAGAACCCAAGCCATAGCTAAGGACACGTCGCCCATCTTCCTCTCTGACAATACGGTCCACAAATGGCTCGATCATGCCATGATTCAAAGCAAGATCTTTAATTTCCAGGTCGCAGAGAAGGGTCATCTGTGGGCTTCAGTCTTACTCAGTGTACCCTACTCAGCAAAGGATCCGACCTTTCTCAGAGTAAATGTCAATAAATCTTTGTGTTGCCGCAGATGCGTCGTCCTGCGGTTGGAGGTATACCACAAGTGAAGTACAGGTGCGTTGTGTGCTGATTCCCTCACTTGAAAATTTGACTAGCTCTGGGCACGTCTTAAGGATACAGACAGGGAAATCAAATATTTTTTGCTCGTACCTGATCATGTCAGGGCAATTGGTAAAGTACAAGCCCTGCTCAATTTCTTTACTCAACCAGGCGCGGTATAGCCTATGGAACCACACCGCATGGGATGACGTTATCGCAGTAGCGTTGGAACGTGTCATCTTCCATTTATCTAAACGCTTGTCAAAATAATATGACCCACTGGGAGGAAACACATAAACTTTCCCAAACCATTCAATATGATTTAGTCCATCATCTTGGGGCGTATAAAAGTTTGTGGCTTCTACATACGTATTGGCCAACTTGGAGCTAGCAGCATCAAGATCAATTTCCCCCAAAAGACTGTGCGCTGCGGTGACCAAGTCTGCATTTGTAATAAGCTCCTGGTCCTCTTTGCGCATATTAAAGTTGACGCCCATTATTCTGTCACCTGGTTGTAGTTGATTTCAAAATAGCGTAAACCATTGTGATCATTGATAATATACCCAGCTTTTTCCGCAGGATCAATCTTCTGAGCGGCATTCAAGATACGACGGAAACTCTCGGCAAGATCATCGTTATTGGCTTCTTCACATTCTTCTTGTGCCCCATGTAATTCCTCAAGGGTCCAATAGAACATGCTTCGATCTTCTAGCTGAGGCTGAAATACCATGACCCCTGGACCCTCCTTGTCCCAGAACTCAAGATACATTTGACCCATGTCACTGAGGACAAAACGTACGGTCGTATCTAAGATCTTTGCTTTCTCAGGGGAATAGTCTTTGTCAAGCAAATTGGCTAGCAGGTCTTCTCGTCTAGTCATGGTTGAACAAGTCCTTGTTTAGTAAGAGATTCAAGCAACTTGGGAAGCGGCTGGTACACACAGACCATCTTACCGATGATGCCCCGTTTCTTTACGAGGTTTCCGTTGTCATCTTTTAGTTTATTAAATTCTTTGGCCCGAATCAAGTACTCAGCAACACACCTTAATCTTCTCTTGAGAGATAACTCGGCTTGCGGGAATCTACCGCAGATCGTATCAGGTGTCATGTCAGCAAATGCTAACCGTAATCTATTAGCAAGGGTCATGCTTGAATTGGCGTCTTCCTCCTCGTAATCTCTGATGTTTAACAGGTACCGCTGGAGGCATCCGTCATCAAAGGAACCAAAGGGTGGCAGGAAAAGGGTAACTTGTTTTGCTATGATACTAGGGAGTAATTGAGAATAATTCTCAAGAGTGACGGTTGTTACGTCTAGGTCTTCTATTAGATGGGTCATATCACAAGTGGGCGCTGTGCTTGTAGACATACATGGTCTTATTTCGTAAATCACTGGGTTCCACTGGGCGATCCTTAGAGAAAGATCGGACTAATTCGTTCCACGGAATACGAATAACCGCCTTACCACTGGCGCGAGGGCAAATATTAATATAGTGTATACCTTCTACCCACCCTGTGCCGCCCTTAGTTTTTGCTTTGCTAATCCAATTTCTAATTGTTTGATCAGAAATATTAAGGCGCTTGGCACATTCTTCTGTTGAAATGTATTCGTCAGCGTACATCTCAGGATTCATTAGGTCCGTTTCTTCAGTTTTGTAGCGTGAATGCCACATGGAACCAAGGATAGTTTTAATACCCTTTAATTCGACCGCGATATCCTCAAGGCTTTTTCTTAGGCCGTGTTGCATGGTGTCAATATTTCTTTTTTTATGCTAGCTTTAAAACAAACAAATTGTTACCAATGGAAGAAAATCAAGTTCCCGCCAGTACACCCCCGCAAATCCCACAGATTCCTGAAGGGTACATCTCTCCAGAAATCCTGGAACAACTCAAAGCACAAGCTCGTGTTCAAGCTATTCAGGCAACACTGAATCAGAGTGTACCCCCTGCTCCCGTGCGTCCAGCACCGAGGCCTGCCTCAGCCCCTGATAGGGTTGTCTACGTCCGGCGTAATTTGACCGTAGCGGAATTGATTATTGTATTCATGCTTTCTTGTGGCCTGGTACTAGGTATCCAAGGGGGCTGGCATCTGGCAAACAATCTTCCCCGCATTGAAGTGAAGTGGAATAAGTAAAAAGGACTTATAATCTTAATAGGGGAATTTGTTGTTTATTTAATGGCTAATCGAAGAATATCCG